TGTAGGGCGTGGGTTGATAGCAGACGAGGCCGAGCGCCAACCAGGCGGTCCACGACCAAATCAGCACCCAGCCAGATAACGGGGTTGTGCAGCTTGGCCGATGGGGGAGCGCTTTTGCACCCGCGCGCGAAGAATCCGCCTGGTGCGCGCTGTAGGGGGTTGGTGGCGTCGCCAGTATTGGTCCAGATTTCGCCGGATGTCTCACCTAGCAGTATGAGTTCCCGGTGGTCGACAATGAGCGATACAAGGTTGTCTGGTGCTCCCTCAGCAGTCGCAAAGTCGATCCCGCTGATGGTGTCGAAGTCGTTGATCGTGGTGTAGTGGAAGCGCCCTGAGCCAGTCTCAAGCACGATCCCATAGCCGTCTAGGTAATCGCAGACACTCGATACCGGAATGTCAGGCACCGCTGCTATAACGTTGGTGTCCTTCTGAACGGTGAATGCCTTGCCGCCAGACAGGATCAGTAATTCGAAGATGTTGTGGGTGATGCAGCACGTACCAGTGCCGGCAACAGAGCCCAATGCGGTAGCAACGCCGGCAGAACTGATTTCGTACAGTTCCGGGCCTGCCACACAGTACAGCGTGCCAAAGGCAGCATGTAGCGCGCGGATAGGTCCGCCAGGTGTGACCTGATCCAGTGTCCCGTGCAAGCCCACAAGCCCTACGCCTGTAGTCGATTGCTCCGGATAGACGTTGATGGCTTCCTGCGTCGAGAGGATCTTGGAATCGTTCTCGAACGAACCGCCAACGATGGGTAGTTCAATAATCAAGTGGGTCTTCCGCTATGTGATCGCCATCACCGATGACCGCATCTAGGAAGTTGATCTTGGCTTTCTCGAATAGCACTCCGGTTTCGTCAAGACGTTTTCCGAACATCGACATAATGTCTGAATGCCGGAAAACGTCTATCAGAAGCGCGACGCGGTTGTCTGGAATTGCATCGCCCGTAGGATCGAAGTCCAGCGGGCACTCATCATGCAATAACTGCAACAGGTCAAGCAGAGCGTTATCGGCAGGCTCGAAGATGGTCCCATCTGGAGCCCTCCCCGGTCTGACAATGCCGCTCCGCTCTAGGGCTGCGTTGACAACGTAACGTCGCGTTTTACTCATTAGCTATCCAATGCTGCGCCGAAGTAACCTGTGACAATGCCGTTCTGGATGTTGTTCCAGAACATCTTGCGCACCTGTTCTTTGTGCTCGACACCTACGCCCCGCTTGAAGTCGTAGTCGTCTTCCTTCAGCTTCGTCATGCGAGGACGCTGGCCGAATGCGTGGCCGATTGCCTCAGCACCACACAGGTAGACCGGCGCGACACGAGCGCTGGAAGCACCCACAGTGCCGATGTCGGCAATCTCTGGGAATTCGCGAATTAACACGTTGTCCCACATCAGATCGCCGCCCCTCCAGAGAGGATTAGCACTGCCACGGACATTGGCTTCGCGCTGAGCCTGCAAGAAAGCAGTGTCGGCCAACAGATCCCGGCGCACGATGCTGGGAACGAACATGACAAAGAACTCTTCGTCATCACTCGTGCGCAGTGGCGTGATATGCGGGTCTGCGGTCTGTGCCATCCGCTTCATCAGCGAGATTTCAGTAGCACCCAGCGTCATAGCGGCAGTGGTCGCCAATAGGCTTGCACTGTGGTCTGTCGCTGACTGGTTACCGATTGCATCACCGAACAGCACGCGGCTAACGGTGCCATCGTTGTTGGTCAGCCAGGTGTCTTTGGCGCCTTCGGTTGCCGCTGCATACGTTGAATACGTGGTGCCGTTGTAAATGGCGCCCACTGTATCCAGCGTGTTTTCGCGGTGCTTCACCTTGGCCCAGGTCACGAGTTGTTCGCGTGCTGCTTCCATGAAGTTGAAGTTTGGCTTCTCTTCTTCTTCTTTGGTCACAACAACGGCGTTGCGCTCATAGGTGGGCGTCAGGTCCCAGGCGTAGTTGCTCAGTGCTTCCTCACTACCAGCCAAGGCGGTAGATCCGGAGACACCAGCGCCCGTCAGGCGACCAACGAACGGGATAGAAACAATCTGGCCACCCTCACGGGCAACGATGATGTTGTTCTGTCCAGTTCCCTCGAACTTACTCACCCGGTTCATACGGGTGTACTCTGCGGTATACCGCCGTTCCCAATTGGTGACGACGTTACCGGCTTGCGTTGTGCTATTAGCCATTAGCTAAGCTCTCTATTGAGGGCTAGCGGTGGTTGAAGTCCCGGCCTAGAAAGTCTTCCAGGGTTTGATGGCCTTCAGCCGATACGCTGCCCGAACTGTTCCCGGTAGCGGCTAGTGACGGTTTTCCGGTGGCTTTCGCCTTTGTTTGCTCTTGCTCAGACTTCTCAGCAGATTCCTTGTCGCCCTTCAATGCGGCGAGTTCGGCCTGTAGTGAATCAATCGTCGACTGCATACCCTCGACACCGTTGAACTGTTCCAGTTTCTTGTGGTCCTGAAACATCTGATAGGCGTCTTCAAGGATGTCTTCAGATCCGCTCAACTTGGCCTGTACAGCCGCGTTGGTGCCGATCTGCTCGTTTATCCATGCGTTGGCTTCGTTCCAGTCAGGGTGCATCTTCGCCATTAGCCGTAGCTCGGTGGCAAAGGTTGCTTTCCTGATCTGTTCGTCTACCTGCGCTTGGAATCCTTGCGGGTTCTCCAGCGGGTCAATCTTCTCTGCGGGTTTCTGCTGTTGGCGTAACTCGGCAAGTTCTCTTTCGAGCTGCTGCCGCTTTTCGCGTTCGTCTAGGTAGCCTTTGAACTGTTCAGGGTCAACGCGAGGCTTGTCCTCTGTCGGCTCTGGTTCTGATGCCGGCGGCACATCTTCTGTAGGCGCTTCATGCTTCGGTGGTGGATTCCTCCACAACTTCGGCCTCTGGCTCTACGTCGCCCGTGGTTTCTAGGGGTTCGTCTGAAAACAATGCATCCAAACTCGGTTCACTCATCATCTAACCTCGTTATCGCCCGTATAGTCGGCGGCACTAAACGCCCGTTCCTCGGCGGCAGGCACAAAAAAACCCGCACTTGGCGGGCTTCTCTGTGGGGTGTTATCTATGGCGGTCTTTTATGTCGACCTTACGTTGCGCCATGTCCTTAACGAACTGCCGTTTCTGGCGTTCGTCCTTGTTCTTGGGTGACAGGATCTGCTGCATCTTCTGTCGTGAAATTATCTCAGCCAATGCGCTCGCGCCCCTGTAACGCTAGTTGTGACTCAATGTTGATCTGGTCGGCGTTCGCATTCAGGCTGCGCGCCGATGCCATGTCTTTAGCCATCTTGGCCTGCTGTACCTGTGCGTCCTGCTGCTGCTTGGCTTGGAGCATTTGAGCCTGTTGAGCTCTAGCCTGCTCCTGCTCGCCATCCTTGCCGCGCAATATGTCGTCTTTAACGCTGGGCTTGAGTGGCGATGCTTTGATGATGTCCTCGAACGGCACCGCCTCTGGCCCGTATGCCTGCGCCAGTTGGATTAGCTGCTCGAAGGTTTCGGCCTGTAGCGTGATGGTGTCCGGAGCGTCTGCAACGATAATGTCTACGTCGATCTTTGATACTTCGTTCTTCACGTCTACGATGCGGTCTAGCTCGCCTGGTCCTAACGCTACGCCCTGTTGCTGTAGGGCTTGCTCTACCTGCTCAGGCTCTACGCCAAGGTTCTCTGCAAGCATCTGACGCGCGGTTATCTGCTGGTTCAAGCCAACGAACTTCACATTCTCATCGTTGTCGGTCACACGCACCCAGCGTTCTTTGTCCCAGAACTGCTTGATCCGGAACCAGATCTGCCGATAGATGCGGCGCTTCCATTCTGCGTGGTTGTCGAGGATGGGCGTTATCTCGACATTGCCTCCTGCTTGCTTTGCCTGGCTCGCTCGACCAGATAGCGAGCGCTCATCCTTGCCGGCGAGCGTGGCATTGACGCCAACGTTGTCTATCTCTGACTTGGCTTCTTGCAGTAGTGCTAGCTGGCCCTGGCCTAGCTCTTGGTTGTGGTCAATCTCCATGCGGGCGCCAGGATTGACCTTGATCGCCGCTTTACCCGTAGACAGCTTATTTAGGAGCGTGGCCTCGCTCTTGATCCCTGCGTTTTCGTCGTAGATCACCGTCACATTGCTAAGCAGGTGCAGTGCTTTAGAGCGCCTGTGGTTAATCTCGTTCTGGATGTCGATCAACATCCGCGTTAAGCCGTAGCGGTTGTTCTCGGTGTCGACATAGGCGCTACCAGCCACAATAGGCAGTGCGGGCGATTCTTCGTCGTCATAGTCAAGGAACGGAACCGGCTCAGCGTCGCCCAGATCGGTCTTGTTGCTGAAGAACACCAGATGCCAGATGCCATCCTTTTTGAAGTAGTGTTCATTGATCCGGATGCGTGGCCGTGATACCTGCTTGCGGTCTAGCCAAAGCGGGCGGTCCTCGAATGCCGTATCGCCTACGTGCTGGTGCGACAGATTCTTGATGTCGTCTTCATGGTCTGGAAGTAGCGCGATGGCTTCGTCTTCGTAAAACCACTTACTGATACCCATGTAGCTAGCATCAGAAAAGTCTGACTCCTGGCTGTGTGGGTCATAGTAGAAACTGTTCCAGGGCACACGGCGTAGTGCAATCTCGCCGCCCTTGGTCATCTCAACAATGGCTGCTTCGGCTCCTTCGCAGATCAGCTCATCAAAGCAGGCGCTCGCTAGTTGGTCCAGCCTCGCATTGTCTGCCACGTAGCGCAGTGCGTCAGTGATAGCCGCGGCGTCGTCTTCGTGATCTGGTGTGCGCGGGAATGCCTTGGGATCGGTACGCGTCTGGCGCTCCATGCCCAGCAGAAAATCGTGCTTAGGCTTGATGCGGTTGATGACAACAGGAGCTCCGCCACGGGTCGCAAGCTTCGCCTTCTGTGCTGCGGTCCATTGCTTGCCATCGACATATTCACGGTCGCGTAGCTGGTCCTCGCGGCTATCGTGCGTCGAGTCGATGAATTCGCGGAACTGTCGTTCAAAGTCCATCAAGCGATCATCCAGTCGTTATCTTCGTCGTCTTCGGTTGCATAGGCGTCGTCAGGTTCGGTCTGCTCTGGTTCTGGATCTGGCAATGTCGCTGCAAAGCCCTGGTCGACCGCCATACCCAACAAGGCGAACATATCCACCGAGTCATCGTGCTTACCGCCTGGGAACTCAACCGCCTCAGTCACTAGCTGTTCGCCCCAATCGGTTAGCGGAATGTGAACCAAGCCCATCTCGGCCATACCTCGCGCTGAGGTAGCCATCGCTTGCTTGTCGTGTGTTCTGGTCAGCCACTCAAATGCTGCGTAGTTGCTTTCGTCCCGCATCTCGCGCTTGATGAACGGCTCTACTGATCTGCGGATAACCCCAGACTCGCCAAACACCTTCAGCGGCTTTACAGAGCCGATCCAGGCGACTAGCTCGCTAGTCCCTACGCGGGGGTCAGACTGCGCTCTGTGGACGCTCAGCAGCCACCAGTGCCCCTCATGATCAATACCCCACTCACCAAACACGGTGTAGTCGGCGCTGGCCTTCTCTGTGACCGCAAGGTCAGTCGTGATGTACTTGTGCAGGTACTTTGGCTCATCGCCTAGCTTGAAGCGCTTGAACGTGTCTCGCTTGAAGTAGGTGCCTTCCTCTGGGGTTGGCTGCTGTTGATACAGCGCGTTCCACTGCCTGGGAGGCATCA